AAGGCTTTAGTTTCTTTGGTATTCAATTCTCACCTGACATAGTAGAGTATGTAACTATACAAGCAGGCTCAGTATTGAAAATGGATGAAATCTTTGGATGGGCTACAATGATTATAGAGTTCTATTTCGGAGCTCAATTAGCAAAAGGAAAATAATATGGCATTAGAATCAACAACTTATATAGATGGATTAGTAGCAACAAATCCTACAGGCACAGACGCAAGGAGTCAAGGCGATGACCACATCAGATTAGTAAAGTCTGCGGTTGGTGCTACCTTTCCTAACATTGCTGGTGCTGTAACAGCCACACACACAGAATTAAACCTGATCGATGGATATACTGGTACAACAGTAGAGCTTAACTACAATGATGTACCAACACTGGGAACAGTGGAGGCATCTAGAACAGTTACTGCGGATGCTGTAGGTACAACAACTAATTTAAAAACAAAGAAACAAACAGAGATTGTTAATGCTGTAGGTACGGTAAGCAATTCTACTGCAATTAACTTTGCATTAGGAAATGTAGTTACCGCAGTTCTTGCAAGTGGTGGTGCGTTTACAATTAGCAATGCACCTAACTCTGGAATTTACGGTAAGTTTAAATTAATATTAACTAACGGTGGTACAGTATCAGACCCTTGGCACGCAAGTGTTAAGTTTGCTGGTGGTACTACTCCTACACTAACAAGCAGTGGCATAGACATTCTAACTTTTGAAACTATTGATGCGGGTGCAAATTGGTACGCTTCTGTTGATGGTCTGGATATGAAATAATATGACTTATGAAGAAATGTATGGAGCAGGAATACTAGGTTTAAATAAACTAGCTGCTGGTTCTGGTTTAACAGAAGAAGAACTTAAAAGACATTTAGCAGGAAAGCCTTACAACAATCAAACAGTTGTAAACAATTCTGTTTCGGATGCAACTGATGGTTATCACATACGCTCTGGAAAAGATTATGGACAGTTAAACAATGGTAATTTACCTCTAGGTGGCATTCCAGCAGCTTTAGCAGGATTAGCGTACCAGCAGATTACTGGAATAAAAGATAGTAGTTTACTTGGTGGTAACGGAAATATCTTTGGAACTGTAGGTCCAAATGCATTTTTACAATCTGTTGACAATATAGAAGGTTTAAGACAAAGTGGTAATGCTCCTGCTTTAGATGCACTGTATAATTTTGGAGGAAAAGTACATAACCTTTTTAACAAACCAAGCGAACCTGGTTTGGACATTACAGCATTGGGTGGTCCTGGAGCTAAAGGCAACACATTTGATTCTAGTAATATAAACGTAGAAGACTATAGTACAACACAACAAAGAGTACAAGCAGAACGTGCAGCAGTAGCACAAGCACAGGCAGCAGCAAAGCAGCAGCAAATACTAGCAGACCAGACAAGGATGCAACAAAGACAGGTGACACAAGAAACAGCTCCTGTATTGCCAGCTCCTGTAAAACAAACTGTAATAAACACCCCATCTAATCAAACCAAGTTTGGTGCTAACAGGTCAGCAGCCATTAGAGGCGGTAGAGGTGCTAGAAAAAATTACAGCAAACCAGCAGCTACTTCACCCGCAGTCTCAAGACCACAGAGGATAGGTGGAAGATACGGACTATAAGGAATATAAATGGCACAAACACAAGTAACGGTATTAAACCCCAATGGAATTAATAAGGACATAAGCCCTTATGAATCTCCACAGGACAAATGGACAGATGGAAACAACATAGAGTTTGATAATGATAAGACTGCTAAAGTCTTAGGAAATCAACAAGTGTTTGGTACTCCTTCAGTGCCTCCTTATTGGCTATTGCCTTTTGACACTATAAGCACTAACTCTTGGATTTATCCTGGATTAGATAAAATATATAGAGTGCACACTTCTGGTACAAATACCGTGCATACTAACATTACAAGAGTAAATAAAGTATTAACTGGAACTATTAATCCTACTGCTTCTGCTTCTCTTGTTGGTGTAAACACATTGTTTACTTCTGAATTAATATTGGGTCAAAGCATATTAGTGTCTGGAGAAACTAGAATTATATCTGCCATTGCAGACAACACACATCTTACTGTTACTGTAGCCTTTAGTAATAATGCTAATGATACTTCACCAGAACTAGTGCAAGGTGATTACAATGCAACTGCTTCTAGTGGTTGGAATGGTGGTGTGCTAGGTGGAATAGCTATACTTAATAATGGGATTGATGTACCTCAGATGATGGGCACAGCAAATGCTGCTAAGATGGAAGCTCTTAGCAATTGGCTAGGCAATACAAGTTGTCAAGTAATGAGGCCATTTAGAAACTTCTTAGTTGCATTAGACCTAACAACTTCTAGTGTGCGTTATCCCTTTAGAGTACAGTGGTCACACCCCGCAGAGGGTGGTACAGTTCCCACAACTTGGAATCCTGCTGATGCTACTAAAGATGCTGGTTATGTAGACCTTTCACAATCTCCAGGATTTGTGATCGATTGTTTACCATTGGGTGACACCAATATAGTTTATAAAGAAGATTCTATTTGGAGTATGTCGTTTGAAGGAGGACAGTCTATCTTTGGATTTAGGCAACTATTTTCTGATGCGGGTATCCTAGGTAGGCATTGCGTAAAAGACTTCGACAATAAGCATTTTGTGGTTTCTGAAGATGATGTATACATACACGATGGTCAGACTAAAGAATCTATAGTAGATGGTCAGATAAGGGATGAGCTGTTTAGTTCTATGCACCCAGATTATAAGACAAGAACATTTGTTGCTGTTGATAGAGAAAAAAATGAGATGTGGGTTAACTTTGTATCTAACACAAACAACACTAATGCATTTGCAGACACGGCTTTTGTGTACAACTTTAGAAACAACAGTTGGTCTAAAAGAGATTTACCTTTTACAAGTTACATTGCTTGGGGTGTTCTTGAGTTTGATTCCACTACTAACTGGTCAGAGTCTGGTACTTGGGACACAGACAGTGAGGCTTGGGACTCACCACTTAAACCTTCTTTATTGTTAGCTTCTCCAAGTGTTACAAAACTGTATGCTTTGGGAACTACCCAGAATGCGGGTGTTAGCTTTAGAGCTTTTGTAGAAAAAAGCAATATGCATTTAGGCACAAGCCAAACTAAATCAATTAGAAAAATTGTTCCTAGAATAAAAGGGACTGGCTCTGTAGATTTTTATGTGGGAAGTGAAATGAAACCGCACCAAGGAACTACTTGGAAAGGCCCATACACATTCACTAGTGGCGTTCACTCAGAAATATCAGTAAGAGCTACAGGAAATTACATAGGGATCAGGGCAGAATCTACCGATAGCAACACCTGGTCTTTAGATAATTTAGAACTGCATTGGACTACCGATGGCAACAGAGGAGCTGGGGTATGAGTATAAAGTACACTAAAAACCCTGTTCCCTCAGACCCAAAAGACCTTGCAACATATTTGCAATCAGAACTAGATAAAATATCTGCTGTTATCAGCAATATATCTGATGGACATTATGACAAATCAAATGTAGAACCAACTAGGCCAAGGGCTGGTGACATTAGATATGCAGATGGCACAAATTTTAATCCTGGAAGTACAGGTGAAGGACTATATATATACCTAAGCAACGGAGCGTGGAGTAAACTTTGATTGAAGGCATAAGGTCGGAGAATATAGAGGGATGGTGGCCTCTTGTCAAAGAATACTTGACTGATGCCCTTGAATATGGATTAGGTGAGTACAGTATAGATGATATAAAGAAGTCCTGCCTATCAAGAGATATGCAACTCTGGGTTAAATTTGACAGAGAAGGAGTCAGAGGTGCTTTCATTACAAAAATATCTAAGTACCCTCAAAAGAATTTACTATGCGTCATCTTATTAGGTGGTGAAGAGTTTATAGAATGGAGAGATGAAGCAGATGCACTCTTAAACGCATTTGGAAAAGAACATAGCTGTGAGTATGTAGAACTGTTTGGTCGTAAAGGCTGGGGGAAAATGCTTAGTAGTATAGACTATAAAGAAATTACAAGATTATTTGCAAAGGAGATAAAATAATGTCAAAATCTGACGAAACATCAACAGTAAACGCAGACCCTTGGGACGTTGCTTCACCTTATATGGAAGGTGGATTCAAAGAGGCTCAAAAAATGTACAACGATTACTCACCTGAATACTACAGTGGTCAGACACAAGCTGGATTTAGCCCTGATCAACAGACAGCACAACAAGGCATTAGAGATTTTGCAACCCAAGGTGCTCCTCAAATTATGAACCCAGCTATGCAAGCTTATCAACAAGGCACAAGCTCTAATATGCTAGATGTAGCTAACAATCCATATGTAAACAATATGGCCCAAGCTGCAGCAGACAGAGCTATGGGTGGATTGAGTGGTGAAATGGCAAACATTAGAGGTGGTGCTATTATGTCTGGTGGATATGGTGGTGGCAGACAAGGTATTGCAGAGGGCAACGCACTTGCTGGAGCCGCAGACTCAGCTAACCAAGCAGCAGCTGGTATATATGGACAAGCTTACGGACAAGGACTAGGACATCAAGCTAATACATTAGGTATGACTGGTGGATTAATGAGTGCTGGTATGCAACCTTACAACGCACTTAACGCATCTGGTGGACAACAGCAAGGCAGAGAACAAGCACTAATAAGAGATGCTATGTCACAGCAACAATTTGAACAGAACCAACCTTATCAGAAGTTTAATCAGTATCAATCTGGTATTGCTGGATTCAGTCCTCTTGTAGGTAATGCGGGTCAGATGGTAACAACTACGCCTGGCAATAGTGCTATGAGTAACATAGGTGGTCTTGCTCAAGCATACTCACTTTTACGATAGGAGATAGTATATGACAGGAAGTTTGAGTATATTTGACGCCCTTCCTGGGCTAGTTGATTCTTTTAATGAAGGTGGATTTGTAGGCAATGACTGGGTTTCTGATTTAAACGTAGCAACTGATGAGAACAGTATGACATTAGCACCACAAGGTGTTTATGATTCAGGGTATTTTACTGGACAGATGGATGAACAACAAAACTATGAAATTCCTTCTATAAATGCTACCGCCACTCCTTATAGTGGTATGGATGAAGAACAGAATTATGCAATTCCTGATGGACTTAGTTTGTTCAATCCAAACCAGCAGATAAACCCAGCAGGCACATCTTCCGAAGATGGTATGATGACTATGCCTACTAATTATTTGTATCCAGGCGAAGCAATTGGAATTGATGGTGTACCCTACAGACCAAACGCTGGTGCTTCTACTGCAAGCAGTGGTGGTGGTGGCGGTGGTGGAGCTTCTGCATACAGTGCACCAGAAGCAGAAGCAGCTTACCTTAGCCAAGATTTAAGTCAACGCACACCTTCTGGTACTCAGTATGCACCAGATATGTCAGCATATAACGATTCATCTTTGTTTAATTACACTGGTCCTGGCGGAGTAGATGGGTACACATATGGTCAAGGTCTTCGCACTGATGGTGCAGACTATAGTATGTTTGGCACTCCTACTGATATGGTTAATCCATACTATGAAGGACAGTTTGCTGACCCAGTTTCAACAGGGGTTGCAGACAGTGCTGTAGGTATGTCACCAATTGTTATGCCAGAAGGTATACCAGCAATTGGAGGAGGAAGTGGAACTACGCAGATGCCTGTTATGCCTAGACCTGGTGACAGTGCAGCAGACCTTACTTATGCACAACAAATAGCAGCTATGGGATTAACACCACAGACAGCACCTAGCACACAGTTTGGTACAGAAGTTGGCAGTAATACACCATCGTTATTTGACAGACAACTAGCAGAGATGAGCCCAGAAAGAATAGCTATGATGAATTCTATTCTTGATGAACAAAACAGAATGCAACAGGGTCAGATAGGTTCTGGAACTGCTCCAGCTATGGATGACACTCTAGATGTTGAATCAGGTATGCAGCGTGCTAGTAATTATGGATTAACAATGCCAGATATGGGAAACAACTATGGTGTTGGTGGCAATTTTGGTTCTAACAGTATCTTTACTGGAAATGGACAAGATTTTTATGACGATGTTACTGGTGGTGAGTTTGCAGCACGTCAAAATTTTCTAGAACCGAGAACTGAAAATATGAAAGCTCTTGGCATAGAAAGCAATTATGAAAACAACTTTGATTTAGGAAGACCAGGAGACCCTAGCTACCAAGAGTTTGTAGCAGACCCAAGTAAATTTACAACAAACCAAAGACCAGACCAAGGTCTAGCGGCTCAAGCTATGGCTGACCAAATGATGGCTGGTTTAACAAAAGAAGAATTAAGAGATGGTTTATTTATTGAGCCAAACGTGAGCACAGGTAAGATGGGAATACCAGATATATTTACACAAGACAAGACACCTATTGAAGCAAGAGACGCTAGTCTTTTTGATTCTGGATTTGAGTTTGACCCAGACAATCCTTATGCTGACCAAGGAAGAACAGATAATTTTCTATGGCAAGATAATGAAGGAAATTACCACGAATCTTGGGATGATATGGGACTAATAGATGTAATTCCTGGTATGAATGACCCTGAGTTTTTACGAGGCGAAGCTCTAACTGAATCTAGAAACCAAGCTTTAGCAGCCGAGCAAGCAAAACAAGATAAGATTGCTGCTGATGCTAATCAAGCTAGAGCTGAACAAGCTCAAAGACAACAAGAGATATATGCTAGAGAACAGATGGCAGCTAGGGAAGAAGTTGTTCAAAGAAATATAGCTGAGGCTAGGGCACAGGCTGCACAACAAGCTAAAGTTGCAGCAGACAGAAAAGGTTTTCAAGACAGGATGGCGGCAACTAGAAAAGATGCAGCTAGAGTACCAGTATTTAGACCACCCACTGTTCCAAGTACACCTAAAAGCAGTATGGGATCAGGAAGTAGCTGGTCAAGAAGTCCGTTTGGAGGATTTTAATATGAATCAATTTAAGAAAGGAGAAAGATAATGCCTTGTATGTCAAGAGGTCGTGTAGTACCTGGAGCTAAAGGCTCTTGTCCAGTTGGAAGTACTTGGTCAGAAACAGCTAATGATGGAGAGTTTCAGATGTCTGACGTAAGTGATGTTTTTAAGAAACGGTATCTAGATAAAGATGGTGGGTTCAATGCTGGCACTGCTGCTATGGATGCTCTTATTTTTGTGCCTGGACTTGGATGGGTTGGAAGAGGTGCACTAACTGCGGGTAAAATAGGTGGTAAAGGAATTGGAAATCTTATAAACAAGATGTTTTTCAAACCAACTAAAGCTAAGCCAGCAGTAAATACAACTAAAGTTAATCCACAGAACTTAGCTCCTCCAAAAGGAATTCCCATTGAAAGGAGATTTCCTATAAACAATCCAAAGCCAAAGATAAATAATTCTACCCCTTTTAAACCCTACCGTCCATCAACAACAAGGCAAACTGCACCAGCAATACCAGCGGGAATGAAGTTTGCTCCTGGAAAATCCTCAGTAATGGCTGGAACTGGGTTAGCAATTAATGAACAGTTTGGCAGGCCACTCACTCAAGCGGGTAAAGATGCTCAAGCACAAAGACAGGTAGCAACTGCAGCATCTCAAGTTCCAACAGTAACTCCACCAGATGCTAATGCGACAGCAGCATTGGAAGCTCAGAAAGAATCAGAAAGAGTGGCTGGTTTAGGGTTCTTTGATAAGATGAAAGAGCCTGGATATTGGGATACATCCATCACTGGAGTAGAAGGTGATGACAGGTTGTCAAGAATTGGAGACTTACTGACTTACTATGGTATGCCACCTTCTGGAAGAGCAGCGGCTGGTGGAACACCATCAGAGATGTGGAAACAAAGGTCTATTGATGCGGCTGCGGCTGTTGCTTCGGGTGCTGATACAGGCAGTGATGCATTTAGTAAGGTATCAGATAAAACACTAACAGGTTCAATAAGTGATTTAGTCGAGAATGATTATGGAAACACTTGGATTCCTGGTGACGTGATGTTTGGGGATAAGCTAGGAAAAGAAGACCTTGAAGCAGTTACCTTAAGAATATCTGTATTGATTAATCAGATATCTAGGCAACCTGGAATGTCAGGTATGTCTTTACAACAGCTATATCAAAAAGCTAAAGAAGTATATGAAATAGAAAGGAACGCTTAATACATATGGCAACAGTAGAAGAAGAAGAGTACATAAGAAGACTTAGTGCTATGCAGGCTTCAATGCCTCAGTTTAAATCTATGCAAGCTAAAGGTCTACAGACTTTTGGTGAGCTAGGTGGTATGAACACGCGTGCTGTTGAAAATTATAAAAACATACAGGACAAAGCACTCCAAGGTTTTGAATACAAACAACCAGGAAGATTGCTACAGTCTGACAAGCCAGTAGAGTGGTGGAAAGAAAGAGCTGCACTTAACTCTATGAATACTATTGTACCTATGATGGGCTTTGCTATTGGTAATGTAATGAAAGCTATGCCAAATCCTATAGCCAAAGTTATGGGCAGTGCAATCAATTGGGCTACTATGGCTACTACATACAATATGAATTTTGCAGACACGCTGGAAGAACACCAGCAGGCTGCGGGCAGAGAACTTACTACAGCAGAGAAACAGAAAGCTGCTGTTGTTAGTATAGGTGTAACTGCTTTGGATTTAATAACTCCAATCAAAGGTGCTAACGCCACATCTAGATTGCTTACTAAATCATTTGGTACTGGTGGTGTAGAAGCCACTAAGAAATCCCTGATCAAACTTGTAAATACAAACCGTCAAAGCCTAGCTAAACAGATAGGTGTTGGTGCTGGGTTTACTGGCAAGATGATAGGAACCGAGATGGCTACTGAAGCTGGGCAGAAGGCTGTGCAAATAGGAACCAGTGTAACTCCTGGTAGACTAGGAACAGCAGAAGGTGTGCAAGATATGTTTGAAGAAGCTATCATTGCTGGTCCTACTGTTGGTGCTGTTGGTATACCTGGTGCTGTGGGTGAGGCACGCTCAGTAAACAGAGACCTAGGCACTGGAAGAAGATTAGCAGATAATTTTAACAGAGACCTAATAGCAAACGCACCATCTGACAGTGTTGAAAAAGTACAAGGACAAATTGATATACCTATGGGCAAGGGTTATGAATCTAGCTTCAAGTTATTAGCACAGCAAGGCAATGATATGTTAGCCAAGAAGACTGGTGTTGATATCAAAGAAGGAGCAAAGAAACTTACAGAAACTATTGCATTCAAAGGCACAGCACCTCTTAAGAAAATTAGAGACAGAGCACAGTCTGGCCTTGCGTACAGTGCATCTAATAAAATACTACAGATGTTTCAGCCTACTGAGACTGGCAGCAATGAGCAAGGTGCAAGAGAAAACTTCTTCAGCTTAAAAGAAACAAAGACTGGTGAGTACCTAAAGGATGTAGTAAATGTTATAAACAAATACTCAAACAAAACTCCACTTGCTGGCCAAATAAATAAAAACATAGATGCCGAGATGAGTGCCTATATGATGTATAAGATAGACCCAACTAAGCCTGTTGCTAGTCTGCCTTCTAATTTTACTGGTGACGTTAATGAGCTTAACGCAGATATACAAATTATAAAAGCAAAACTAGAAAGAGTTAGGCTAGACTTGGTTAGTGAAGGTGTACTAAGATCAGAGCAAAAAGTAGAAGACTACTTAACAAATCCTTTGAGCAAAGAATCAGTCAAGGCAAATGAGAAAGGATTTATTGAAAGTTTGCTTGCATCCAGTGAGCGTGCTGCACAAGAGAACGAAACAAAAGCCCTGACAATAGAAGAGGTACAAGAAATTGCTAGAGGTATTGTTGATGGGTATGACCCAAGCTTAAGAATAGACAGGCCTTCAAAGAAAGATAGGGGCGGTCTTAAAAGAAAAGCATTTGAGAAATCTCGTAGCCAAGCATTTAAATATTTAGACAGTATATCAGCACAGTCTGGCCACGGTTCATTCAGAGAAAAAAACATAGAGAAAGTTCTTACTGGATATTTGCAGGAAGCAGCAACACGCTTGGCCTCAACTAGAGTATTTGGAAAGGATGCATCTAAATTAAAAGCTGAGCTATCTAAGTTGTCAAAGCTTAAAGGTGATGAAGCTATAACTCAAAAAGAAATTGATAGAGCATATGATTTGTATGACGCATCACATAATATATATAAGAAGGATGCCGACAAGAATGCTCTTGCTGCATCAAAGTTTGCTACAACTATAGGTGCGGTAACACACCTTGGTTTAGCCACACTGTCTTCTTTAAGTGAGCTTGCTTGGATAGGTGAGAGAGCTGGCTTTGGACATATGTTAGCTACACTACCTAAAGCATTTAAGTATGCAATAGATGGTTCAAGACGTGGTATGGCTGGCTCATACATACCTCCTGGTGAGAGTGCTACAGCTATGGCAACACTAGGATTTAACCTGGACCCAAGAGTTAATGAAAGATTAGACCAGATATTTTCTACTGACCAGAACGCTGTGCTTAGTGTGTACTTTAGAACACCGCTTGGTGGTATGCTTACTCAGTTTACAAACTTTAATAGGAACTGGGCTGCTCAAGCTATGATGCACAACATAAATTACAGAGCCAACAGTATGCTTGCTGGTGACATATCAGACATAGAACAACGAAGACTCAACAGTGAGCTAAAGGAAAATGGATTAACTCTGGATGATTTTGCCCTGATCTCTAATGCTTTTAGAGGTGACGATGGTAAAGTCAAGGTAGACATAACAAGAGATGATGTACTGGACACAGTTGTCAAGACAGAAACTAGACAAGTATCTCCAGCTAAGAAAGGTAAGAAAGAAGATGTGAGAGAGCAGGATGTTACTGTAAGAGATTTATTAATACCTTGGTTACATAAGACAGTGGATGATGTAGTAGTACATCCTAAAGCTAACAACAAGCCACTGTGGATGTCCGACCCTAGGATGGCTATACTTGCACAGCTTAAGACATTCCCTGTTGTGTTTGGCAATACAGTAGTAAAGAGATTACTTAGAAAACTAAACCCTAAACAATGTAACCCAGACTACGGTGCTGCTGTTGGTGTGATAGGTGCTATTGCTATGGCCTATGCCTTTGTATACATAGGTGAGATGCTTAAGGATTCAATCAAAGGAAAAGACTTTGAAGACCCATCGTTTAAAGAGACACTAGATAGGATGGGTTTGACTGGTGCAGTTGGTATGATTGGTGGTGCTGGAAAATTCCAGGATGGTGCTGTAGTATCATTAGGTGGTACGACAATTGGTGCACTAGACACACTCTTTGCTGATGTGATAACTCCAATATGGAATGCTGATGAAGGTGGTCTTGAGGATGTTAGTGTAGGTGGTAACTTAGTGGAGTGGCTCTCTAAGAGTCTTGATGGTTCTCTTGGTGCAGCTGGTGTAGGATTCAAACCTTTTCAAAACTTCTTTGGAGTAGATAAATAATGGCTTGCGGAACTCAAGTAGTACCTGGATACAAGGAATTTAATGCCAAGATGGAACAGCATATAGGCAAAGACCCAGCATTGGAGACTAAAGTTAACCAACTTTTTCACGCACAAGGAAATAAAAGTACAGGTGCAATAGAATATAGAGAAAGTAATACAGCCTCTGCTCTAGAAGAGTTGTCTCAACAACCTGGAGAGTTGGGTCAGATGTCTAGATATTTAAAAGGGATGGGAATTCAACATAGTCTTAGAAGCAAGAAAGCTAAGAGGGATCAAGCTGGAATTTCATTAGGTGGAAGTACCAAGTGGACTCCCGTTGGAATTACTGTTGACCCAAAAGAGGTAGGTAAGAATAACAAATTTGATAATCTATATGACCTTCTTGTTGCTATGGGTGAAGATTCTAAAGGACCAGCCGCCCAATACAATAATAAACTTAGTGATGAACAAAGTATAAGAATGGAAAGGGCTTGGATAAGAAAAACTGGTGAGAATTGGCAAGGTCAAGAAACAAGTGTTGAGGATTTTAATTCCTACCTTTAATCCGAAACTTTAACATTTATATAACCTACCCGCTTATCTTTGTGGGTTGCCCCAGCAAAATCAGTATGGGATGGTAGTCTCCTATCCTCCCAAGCAAAATCATAATCATCTGACGCTAACTTACTTACGTTAAAGATGTACTCACCACTAGGTGTGGATATTATATATAAGAATTCTTTGCCACTACTGTTGGCCTCTTCGAGGTTAGCTGTGAATTTCTTGTGCTCTATCATCTGAGTATCATAGTGTGTTCTTCTACATTTAAACTCCACTACATACGCATCATCATATGCATCAAAGGTACAGTACTTGTCTGCTGTGGCTGACAAACTTGTGCCCAACTTTCTGCTTGCTATGTCTTGCAATTCGGATTGTGTCATAACTCCTCTCCTTTTATTTCAACAACAACACAGTTGTCTTCACCTATGCCACCAAACTTTGTGGTAATCTTATCAACATAATCATAGTCATCATCTTCAATAACACCACCCTTAACTAAAGCATCCATAAGAAATTTATGCATAGGAAATGTATAGTTGTCTAAGTCTTTTTTTCTTTTGTTATTAAAATAGATAGTGTATGTAGGTGTTATTTTTTTGTATTTAGGTAATGTGTTAACAAATTCTTTAACAACTTCATAGTAATCATCCTTGCATTTACCCTTAGCAAAAGGGTGTAAGTGTATGAATACATTAAGACTTAATATGTTAGTCTTCTTCTTGTCACCTCTTCCTTTTGTGTATGTGGGAAGTGGTAATATTCCTTTAGATTTCATTGCTTATCCTCTGCAAGTATTACTTCTATCTGCTTCTCTATAAAAAAGCGAGCCTTCCTTAAATCATCTAGCCTACCATCACCCTTATGCTTGTGCTCCCAGCGAGACAGATATTTAATTGCACTGGCTGTTAGGTATGAAAAATCCTGATCTATTATAAAGTCTATTACCTCTATCTTTCCTTGTGTGTAATGACTCGGTGAATTTATTTTATCTTCTGACATTGCCCTTCTCCAGTTTAGCCTGGAGGTCTCATTGATTTAAACAAGACCCCAAGGTTTATTAATTGGCTTACTTAGCCCCACTCGTTATATCTTTATCGAGCAGTTTCCAGATAATACCAGCAGCAATAATTCCTGCCAGTCCTGCATTGCCAAGTGTCCATACTATAGTGAGTATAGAACCTACCACGTCTCCCGTTAGGAAGGCCACTTTCGATCCGAAAATGACTTGCATTATAATTGATAAGCTGATTAGCTTAATGCCTACGTCTATTGCACCGTCTGCACCTTTTAGTATTTTATCTAACATATATATTGACTCCTTTATTATTAAACATTTGTGCTATATAAGCCACCCTTTTCTTAGGGCCTCTAACCACTGAACAACGTAGATAAGACAACCCGCAGAAACTATTGATGATATAAAAGCAGAGTATATTACAAGCTTCTTTATCATTCTTGCTAGTCTGTTTTGTACTTTTAACTTTTTCATTCTGTCCTCCAGCCATCACACATACTTGAGTCAACATCTAAAGGTTTACAGATTAGCTGCTCCTCTATTATTGTAGGCAGATCTTTTTCACTGTCATCAATCATTATAAGACCAACACCTAAAGCCAGTATTATTAAGAGGTTCATTCTACATCCCTCTCTTCTTCAACTAGGTCAACTAACTCACACACACTGCCAGTGCACGCCAGTGTCTTAGTGCCCACTGTCATATCTGTCAGCTCATATGTGCTAATCAAGTTCCAGTCTACAGCCTTTGGCATTTTCTTAGCCAGCTCTGTGTACTCCTCCTTGGTGCAATCTTCATACGGTGCTTGCTGGTATGAGTGATCAGAATGTGGTAGAAAAGAAACACCACTAACATCATCAAAGTTTTTGTACACCCAGGCTCCTACTTCCATCCACTCGTGCTCTCTGACACTGATTGTTACACTAGGCTTATGCTCACAGTAATACTTTTGGTATGTAAACCACAGCTCTAGTTGCTCAATAGCAGTCCTTTCATTCCTAAGCACAGCACCCTTTGGTGCTTTCATAGGGAAAGTAAATACCTTAACACTCTTTGGTTTCATAACATCAACCTCGCAAGGGATGCCTTGATCTTCCATAAGTTGTGCTATTGGGTCTTTGGCATCTGCTCTTACTCTTCTAAAGTAGTAATCGTTGTGCCTTGTATGTATTCCACTGGCACTGTCAACTAACTGACTGACTGTACCACTAGGTTTGATGGCAGTGGTTGCTGCTGATTGGCTTATGCCAAGGACCTTTGACCACTCTTTGTTTGTAGCAACGGTTTGACTTTTAAGAGACTGTAAGAAATCAGGTAAACTTTTCTTACCATAGTGTCCTCTGCTAGTGTCACCACCATTCATAAAACTGTTGTCCATTATACCAGTCAAGCTGACACCTAACAGGGCTTCTTCTTCTGTATTGTGCACCCACTTAGGTCGCAATCTTTTGATGTCGGTCAGTGATGCCTGGAACGTGCCAAGTATAGTGGCAAGTTTTACCTTACGCATTATGTCCGACTGGCTGTCTTCTGCTCTGACTACAACTTCAGTTAGATTACAGAACTGACCATCTCTTAGTATGATTTCACTGCAAGGGTTGCAGCCAAACTCGTGGTCAGTATCACGTCTTCCGTTAGTGCCAAACTCAACTTGCTTCTTTGCAGCTTCCCTGTTAAATATACCACGCTCACCTGATTTAGATTCATAAAGTGATGTCCATTCTTTCATAAAGATACCAATATCTGGCTTCTCTGTATAGCACACACTGTTGTTACTTAGTGCCATCTCTGGTGTATCACTCCACCACTGGCCAGACTTAGCACTACGCATACGTTCATCAGTTAAATTACTTAGGGAAATCAACGCACTACGCCTGACTCCACCTACTACAACTACCTCCGCAATCTTACACATCATACGGTGACACTCATAGCTGGTTAGCTTTCTGCCTATTGCTTCTTTGAACAGGTTAGTAGTAAAATTAAACAAGTCAAGCAATGGCTCTGGTCCACTAGCTCTACCACCAAAGGTGGATAGTCTTGCACCTTTAGGTCTGACCTTAGAGAAATCCCACTTGGGCATCTCACCATCGTATAGGTATGTAATCAACTTACGAAATGCAGACTGCCACCCTTCTTTTGAGTCTTTGACAACCACCACATCATCAACGTCTATCATCTCTGGTGGTATTTCAGGCAGCTTAGTTACAAACTGTCTCTCAACACTAAAGCCTACGCCAGTACCGTGCATCAGAACATAGAGGCATTCATCAAATGCTTTCCAGTGATCAACACTCAGGTAAGCACAGTTGTATCCTGCTATATTGTTTTCTTTTAGTGCCTTGCCTGCAGTCATCAGTGCTCTCATACTAGGCATTACTTCTAGTTTAAGAACAGCAGTCTCTAATTCCTTTCGGACCTTTGGTGTTAGCTCACCTTCTGTATTGTCTTTAAGGTGCTCTTCCATAAAGTCAAAGTAACGTGCAACTGTTTCTTCCCACGTCTCTCTTCTTTTCTTTTCTGGTAACCACCTGGCGTATCTGCTCAGTGCTATAAAATTCTGGTAGTCATTTGGTAATGTGTTCATTCTTCCTCCATTGGGTCAATTTGGATGTCAACCATTCGGCCACCATCATCGTCATAATAATCTTTATATCTTAGTCTTCCTTCTCTATGCATAAGCACAGCATCGGTAATTCCTTTCTCGTAAGCTTGCTTGTGTGCAAAGTAAATAGCAACAGAGCCAGCAAACACTAGTCCAAAGCTTAACATTATGTATGCTTCCATCAGTAACTCTCCTCAAAATCTTCTAGGAACCTATCCTTCTTAGCAATGAGCCTTGTCTCAAACGCCTCCAATAATTCTTCGGGTTCAATTTCCAGTTCATCACAGATCAGGCACACATCATATGTTGCAGCAATGTATGCCTTTAGTTCAGGTAGTTGTTTCAAAAGTTAGCTCCTTCGTTAACATAGTAATTGGTTATTTTTCCAGACGGTATAGGTCTGGCATCTAAGTTGCCTTTGCCATAGCAGTCTTCCTTGAATCCACAGAAAGAGCAAGTCATACATAGCTTCTCTTGTGTCTTGGCTTTGTTCCAAGTTGTAGCACCAGCCAAACGCATAGGTGGTGTGTCTGATTGCATTTTCTCTTTTAAGTTAACAATAAAAGTATCAATGTCTTGCTCTAACTCTTGCTTACATAGCTTAAGTGTTGACTTGTTCTTGTTAAAGGCCAGGAAATACCCTTCCTTCCTGTTATCTGTCTTACCATAAGCTGATAGTTGTTTGATGTAACCAAAGGCATCACCATCAATACCATTTTCTTTAAACTTATTGTCCCAGGACCAGGCACTGGCTGTCTTTATATCTACCAGCTCACCATCAATCGTGCAGTCCTGTGATCCGTTGATGCCCTCAACAGTGTGTTTCTTTTGCTGGTCTGATACTGTATGTCCAGACAACTTAAGCAAAGCAACAAGCACAGCTTCCAGTATGTGGCCTTGTAAGAAAGTCAGGTGCACTTCACCTTTTATATCTTCTTGCTTGTAACCTTTAAAATTATACCACTGTGCTCTCTCACATCTACCGATACCTGACATCCGCAAGTGTCGATTCTCTTGTCTTGGCTTAAAGGCATCTTTAAGTGCCTCTTCAACCTCGCGACCAGCTTGCATAGCTATCGCATCTAGGTCTCCAGAATAATCCTTCGACTTCATTACATCATATACATCTTGTACCACTGTATTAATAGACTTCATAGTCTACTCCTCTCTTATTAAAATTCTAGTGTGTTTCATTCCAACTCTTGCCCACCTTATACTCACCTGTGATAGGGCAATTAAGTTTGTAATAATCTGTTGTCTGTTCCATAGCCTTGACAACCAAGCCGCCTATCTCGTCTGCATCTGATGGATCACATTCTATCTGTATCTCATCGTGTATCACACCCAGTTGTTTGTATTCCAATGACGCAGCCAGCTTGTGAAATATAACCCAAGCTCTCTTGGCTATGATGGAGCCAGCACTCTGCAGCAAAAAGTTCAGTGCCGAGTGTGGACTTCGCACATACACCCTGCGACCATCCAGTGTTTTGATCCAGCCCTTCCTGGATGCAACTTCTATATCCTTTCTAAGTGTGGCTAGTGCTGGTGTGTTAGATAAGAAATCACTTTTGATCTTCTTTCCCAACACCTTGCCACCACCACATATTTTACCTATCAAGTTGTCACCACCACCATATAAATAAGCATATATAAATCTCTTTGACTCATCCCGTGTGCTCAGTCCCGCAGCTTTTTGATTGGCTGTGTGTATGTCACCACTTAATATCTCTTTAGTATACCCTTCGTCTTTCATATAATGTGCCAAACACCTTAACTCAAGACCAGATAAGTCAGCACCCACTATCACCTTACCAGTGGGAACAGTAAACAAGCCACGCATCTGACTACCATATTCTTTACTGCTAGCTGTTACTTGCTGCAAATTAGGATTGCTGCTAGACATACGGTGTGTCACAGTGCCCATCGTGTGTACTCTGCTGTGTATTCTGCCAGTGATGTGATTGTACTCTTCGATCCAAGAGCTAACCTGTCCCTGTCTCTTCTGCAGCATCAAGTATCTAGCTATGACCTTTGCTTCTGGTATGTCCACATCTTTAAGTGTAGACTCATCAACTTTTGGCAGCCCTGTCTCTGTGAGCACCGTAGGTTTCCATCCATAATGTACAAGATGTCTGCCTACTTGCTGCCTACTGCCAAGATTGAGCTCTGGATACGTCCAATATCCATAGTTACCATCGTCATTGGTGTGACATTCCAAGTCAACCTCATCCTGGTAATATTTAGTCCTGGTTGAATCTGCCTTAAATCTCTGCTCAACTGGCTTCTTAGATTTCCATACGGGCAGAGGAACAAAAGTTTCGTGGACTTTCTCTTCTGCCTTCTTTAAGTCCTCATTAATATCCTGAAGCAAGCCAATGGCATCCTTTAAATTAAAATACCACCCAGTTTTTTCTTGAAGCACGCACTGTTTCTTGATTTTGTACTCCAGCTCCTTGGCATCAGAGCTTAATTTCTTAGCAAGCAAGTACTTATATAATTTTGTTGTAACTTTTGTGTCTCTTATACAATAGCTCAGCATCTCTGGGCTAAAGCAAGACCAGTCTTCGTGGTCTCCCTTGGTAAATCCAAGCCTGTCTCCCCAGGCTGAAAGAGAATGTCCTCCATCAAGCCTAGGTTTGTATAGCTGGCTCATAACCATCGTGTCTTCTACAGCTATTGATCCGAAGTCTATATCCAATAAGCTTTCCAAAACTGGAACATCAAAAGATATACCGTTGTGAAAGATTAGGCAGTCAGCCTCAGATTCCAGCCAGGGCTTAAACAAATTAAGACAAGGCCCAGCAAAAGTAATTGCCTGGTCTGTTTCTATATTATGCACAGCTACACACCATACAACAGAAGCATCTATACCATCAGTTTCTATGTCGCAGCTAAAAATCCGCATCACTGTTCCCGCTACTAGGTGCGTGGCCTTTTTCCAATCTTCCAGTCTCTCCATTGAAGTATGCCCAGCCTGCCTCTCCAGTCTGACCAGTCCTTCTCATCTTAGGCACTCGTATCCTAGTAGCATTCCTTTCATAATCATCCTCAGCCAGCTTATCTCTAGAAAATAGTATATTAGTGTGGCAAGCCTGTGGTATAGCTCCACTGCCCTTGACATCATACTCACATATCTTATGTGGGCTTGATCCATCGTCTGGTTTCCTGGTGTGTGTACTAAGTATGACTGCTGCCCTTGTTTCCTTGCATAATTTAATAAACCTATCCATAACTTCTTCAATGTTCTCATTAGATAGATTTTTTATTGCAGTGTGCAGTGGGTCCAGAAGTATAACAGTGCAACCAAGCCCTTTAATAAAGTACCTGATCTTAGCAAACATTTCTTCCAGGTCTACACTACCACCGCCATCATCGTGAAGCTGTATTTTAGATGCAAATCCAATCTCTGCAGCCGACTTCATAATACTATCAACATCCAAGTCATTGGGCCTAGTGAGCTGCATATTCTCACCAGTATGTACACTAACCACTTTCCTAATTGTCTCGTCTATATTATCCTCAACCATAAAGCAACCGATCTTTTCTTTTGTGTTCTGGGCAAAATGGTATATCAATTCATTTAATATGGTTGTCTTACCGATTGATGTATGTGCAATGATAGAGACAAGTTCACCCCTGGCTACACCGCCTCGCATCATTTCATTCAAGTTGCCAAACGCATCAGGCAAAGGTATTAATTCTGTATCCTTGTAATGGAGCATAGCACTACGCATATCCTCAAGGCTAGCAACACCTGACATAGTAAATGGCTTAGAATCCCACCACTCATTAGTAAATTCTTTAATGTCTCCGCTGATCAGATAATCACAAGCATCTTTATGCTTAGCCAGCGTTAGTATTTTACATTTGTTAGGGCCTAGTATAGGTGCAATCTTTTTTGCAGCATCACGACCAGCCTCGTCATTATCAAAAGCAATTACAACTGTCTCAAAAGAATCCAGCCAGTCTATGTTAGCTTTAATATTATCAACACAGTTAGCACCGTTGGTTACACTGACACAAGCCCACTTGGAGCCAAGTATTTCATAGGCAGCCATCGCATCCAGCTCACCCTCACACAAAGTAACGTATTTGTCACCTTTCCTGAATAAATTTTGTCCGAATAAAGCATTAGTCTTGCTGGTGTCACCACTGCCAAAGAATCTTTTATCAACAACTCTTCTTGTCTTGATACCAACCATCTCACCTTTCTTGTTGTGAAATGGATAGTGATGCTTAATGATGTTACCCTTCTCGTCTTTCTCTGCTTTTACTTTATACTTCTCTAAGGTTTCGGCTCTAAGCTTGCGATCTGGAAGACTATAATAATCCCCTTTGTACTCTGCAAGCCAGTCTTTTTTTGTATTCGGTATGATCTTCTCAGCATCATCCTGTTTCTTATCTGAAAATTTGTGCTCATTGCAAGAATAGCAATGTGTCTGACCATCTGAATAGATGGATAAGTTATCCATACTTGTGTCACCACCAGTGGCTGCACAGTTTGGACATTGTTCTTTTCTTAATAATATATTTCCCATAACTCCTCCCATTTTTATTTAAAAGGGCTACCGAAGTAGCCCCAGCCTTAACAATGCCTGTCGTTAAGTTAGAAATCAGATTGGTCTGCTTCTTCCACACCTTCTGCTTTCTGTTCGACTCGGATCGCTTCCAAGTAAGCAAAGGCATCCCACTTTCCCTTGCCTTGCTTAGCTTTTACAGTGACCTCATCGCCAAAGAAAGATAGATGATTAACATCCACCAGCTCTCTGTCTTTGTTGTAAATCTTTGGCAGCCCAAAGTCAACCTTACGCTTCACAGTAATCTGGGTAGCACCCTCATACTGTCTAGTCTTAAGACCAAGCTTTTCTGCAAGCTGTTTGCTTGCCTTGTCCAAAGCAATTGTCAAAGCATACTTTTCCACACCCTCATACTCGTCTGGTTTTGCAACCTGATTGAATACAACCTTTCCAACAAGACTCATAACACTCATATTTAACACTCCTATACATTAACATTAAAAGACCCTCTAATGGGGTTTGCCTAGCAGGTAATCCTACTAAGAATGCACTGGAAAATAAGGAAGGAAAACCAGTGCATACTTAGTGAGACTAGAACAAGGGCTCAAACTCTATACCCTGATCAACCAGCTTTTGAAAGTGGTCAGCTTTTACTTTATAGAACTTAGCATCTTTGGATCTGTCTTCAAAGTCTGCATCATATTGCCTGTTCCTGGCACTTTTAAGTTCTTTAATACAATCAGTAAGGTTAGTGTCCATCTTGGCTCCTAATCAAAAACTAAGATTGTCTAGGTTATTATTGCTATATAGTAGATATCATAAACAACCTAGACTTTCTTAGCAAAGAAATAAAATTATAGCATATTTCCAGAGAAATAGTTAAGTGCTTAACCTGGATTTCTCCTAATTTTCATCATATTAACAAAGTTATCTCTTTGCTGGATAGCAAATTTTTCCTGATCCATATGCTCTTTCTTATACTCTGGTGTCTTCATATATGTTCTGACCATAGCATCAATAACTTCTTGTTGAGTTACTTTTAATCTACCATCATCCCCATAGAAATCATCCATCTCATCTATAAGAGTTTGTTTGCATACACCCATTACTTACCTCCCTTGTCAAGTGGTGTCCACTCTGTATTTACATCGTTGGCAATCTCGGTCCTTTCCAGGCTTACCTTGATTGCTTTTTGTTGTAATGTTTCCCCAACAAGATCAGTCAAGTCTTCGGTGATTGCATCCTTTAAACCTTCTGCAAAATCCCTGTGACTATCTGGGAAATCGATTATTACTTTACCTACTGTTATCTGGCTCATCTCTGACCTCCAAAAATACCTCTAAATGAGTAGCTAAGTTTATTCTTAGCCACTTGCTTGCCTAAACCAACAATTGTATCAAGATCATCCATTACGCCTGTTGCTTTAGTTTCCTTTTGTTGCTTATCCTTCTTGTGTTTTGTTTTTGTTTTCAACTTATCCTCCTTCGTTTGAGTGCATCCATTTCTTCTTTATGTGAATCATAGACATTAACTATACTTCCTTCATTGTCATCCCTCCATTGCTGTCTGCCCCTTCTTCTAAAATCAGCTAGTGCAGATTGCTGGGTGAATGACAATATCTTACCATACCTATCCCTGGGCAATTCACCTTTTGCAGATATACCATCCATATAACTAGGATTTACTGGTATTCCAGAAACAACCTGGACCGCATCATCCCGCCATCTAGTAGTGCCAATGGGCCTGCCCGTTCTGGCCTTATCCATCATCAATTCTGATCCTTTTAAAGAAAGTACATACTCCCTGCTTGATGATTTTTTTAATCTTCTGTATGCAGCTATTCTGCTTATCCCAGCTATTTCAGCAACAACACCTGTTGTTAAATAACTACCATCATCCATTAAATATTGCTTAAAGTCGCTCATTTTTTACCTCCGTTTTTAGTTTGATTTTATCCCGTTTCTTTTTTCGCTTATCCCACATATTTGCAGCTCCTCTGCTTATTACAAAAATAAAAGGCACTCTGGAAGATCCAAAATGCCCTTAGTTTTTATAACTAGTAAAAATCCCCTGGGATCAGCCCCAGATCTCTGTAATCGTCCATCAAATGCCATTCCTCGGACTCTTCCAACTCTTCCAGGTCTTCCCCTTGCTGGTCTTCTAATTCCATATTCTGGCCCCTCCTTAGTGGTTTAAATAGCTTATTGTTTGTACGCTAGTATCCCAGCATTTATCGCAAGTTCCACAGTGCCCAAAATCAAACGTTCTCTTTTCTTCTGTAGTGTAGTTATCAACTTGTTTTTGGCTATGAATTTTAAAATCTTTATCCGTTAAAAAACTTTTACAGGTTGCTTGATCGTGATTAGATACAACGGTGCTGGTGTGCTTATATTTTGGAGCCTTTCCATCAACGAAGGACCCGCTTAAACGTATGATCAAGTTCTTAGGAATGGAGCCTTTATATTTATGGATAAAATTGCTTTCCTTCGTTGGGAGCCAGTGCCTGACATTTGGCGTTGCTTCTGCTATTTTAACTATCTTATGAAGGTGATCAGTGCTCTGGATGTCCCCTGAATCGTGCCAACGAAATAGGCCGCTGGTAACCACTGATTTTTGATTATTCATAATATAGATCATTGCATTAACCCAGTTTGGATTGTCCAGGGATTCAAGCCTCCTTTGCATTGCAGGCTCGATGTTTTTAGCATAACGGACATAGTTTCCCTTTAATGCATAACAAGTGCTGCAAACGGTGTTTTTGATCTTTCTAAGCTTTGATCCTGTCTTGCATTTGTGAGCAGATGTTGACCAGCTAATCGTTTCCATTTTTCTGGTAACTGTCCAACCTCCAACGGTCTCTTTTGCTTGTTTTAATGTCTTGATCGGAACTGTAAGATTATTTTGTAAGTTCATTTTTCCCTTCCTTTATTATTTAAAATTCAATAGCCAAAATTCATCCATTGGATACTGTCAGCCACCGCGTAAGGCTTTAGCTTGTGTCTTCCAACCCTGTATTTTGGAGGTACTTTACAGATCCGCAGGCCGTGCGGTTGAAACCCGCCTTTCAGATCAAGATATTTTTGAGCTTGATACTTGTATTTAAATCTTCTCATTCTTTCCCTTCCTTCCTAGTTATAAAGAATTAAGGCCCTGATCATCAAGGCCCTAAATGTTTACAGCTATCTCTTTACTAAATAGTTTCCCTTTGAGTCCTTGACATCTCTGGGCAAAACAGTTGCAAAAATCCACGCTCCGATCAATCCAATAATCCAGATCGCAAGTATTAAAACAGTGATTAATAAATCAATCATATATCTTCGCCTCCATTATAAATGCCGCGTCCATTGCAGCGTGTTTTAATTGTCTTTCCTTCATTTTCTCTTCCCAGTTCGGATCAAGTAGGCCCGCTTTAACTTCAATGGATGGCCAATAGCCTTCCTTTGATTGAAAATCTGTAATAGCCTGGGAGTATTCAGGAAAGAAGTAACTAAATACCTTCCTATTGCCTGAATCGCTTTTGGCTATTGCCTGGGCTAGTTCCATTTCTGCCCCTTCTAGTTTCTTATATTGCCAGTTAATTAGAAAAGTTTCCGCTTTGTTTAAGTCTTGATAATTGATAGTCATTTTTAATAGCTCCTTTTTAGTTTAAATAACCGAATGAATTGTCTAACCAAACGGCCCTGTCTTGCTTGAATAGTTCTTTTAATTCTCTTTCTGCCCTTAGTAGTTGGCCATTGCTAACTTCTATGCTGTATTCCTGCTCTATTGATCCGTGTTTATTCTCGTTGTATTTCTCTTCAGGCATAAGATTTAAATCAGTTCCTGCGTAATTTTCAACGCTGTAGTAGCATTTGTAGTTTTTAGTTTGTATAGTCATTTTCTTCTAACTCCTTGTTTATTAATGATAAATTGTCATTTGTTGCCTTTTCTGGCCTTCTGTTTCTTAGATCAATTATACATAAACGCCCTTAGATGTGAGACTTTGTACATTTGTTTGGTATTTAGATCTCATTTGATGGCCTGATTGATCCAGGTTAAACGCCTTGATCTGCTAAGAATAAAACCCAGTGGGTAATTTCTATTAGTAGAAAGATATATAAAATCCTGGAATCCCAACGCAATTAAAAAAACAATATCTTCCTTTGATCCTTCAAGATCAGAAACCCAGAAAGCTACCAGGTAAACACGCACAGAAAGTAAGTGTATAGGTGGAAAAGTGCCCAGATCGGAAGGTGGGAGCACCCTTTTGGAAAATTCACATACACGCGGAAACCAACCCGTGAGTAAAATTATTATTTTTTCAAGATATAGCCTAGTTAGTCCTGGGAGATTCGGGCACAATAATTAATTCAATGCAAACTGGGAAAATAGTCTCACTTACGTTGGGTTTATAGGGTATAATATTTCTTATATTTTATGCAAACAGTCTAACAAACCTAGAAACTATCTAAAGAGGTCATCCTCCTTACTGCTATATATAAACATTCTTTAGAATATTACTAGGTATACAAGATAACATTACAATTATAGGGTATAATACTAAGTATGGCTAACAAAGGAAACATCTCTGTTGAATCTGAAGAAGAAATCAAAGAGATAGAAAAAGAACTAGAAGAAGAGTTGAGGTATGCAGTAGCTTCTGCCAAAGGTATCGTACCAGCAGACGCTGTGATCAAGATTGAGCGTAAGCTTGGTAGACCTACTGGTGGCTTATCCCAAGAATCCAAAGCCGCAGGCGGTAAAAAGTCTAGAATCAAACGAGGACAGACTTATAAGCCTACTAATGATGATTACTCTAAGGTAGAAGAGATGGTCACTATAGGATTGGACCAGCATACTATCTCTAAGGTTATGGGTATTAGTAACGCCACCCTAACTAAATATTTTTCACATAATTTGCTAGTGGGTAAGGACAAAAGAACCGCCCGCGTTGCTGGTGTAGCCTACGAAATGGCTGTCTCTGGGGAAAACCCTAGTATGACTACATTCTGGCTCAAGACACAGGCTGGATGGAGTCCTAAGCACCACGTTGTAGTAGAAGATAGGCAGTTTGATATACAATGGGCAGCTAATGAGACTGA